ACGGCAGAGATTGGTCCTATTAAATATGTCGCCGAACTTTTCTTTGATAAAACTGATCCAGGATTCATAGATAAAGCTGTACGCTCAGTAATTATCACAATCATTATTGTGTTCGATCCATTGGCAATACTTCTTCTGATTGCCGCACAAAAAACATTCAAACAAAACAGGAAGAAAAAGATTATTACGGTAGAAAATGGTGAGGAACAAGTAATAGAGGTTGACGAAGATGATGATATTGTGATACAATACGACATGGAAGATATTAACGAAGTAATACCTAAATCGAAGATTACCAAACTTGACGGAGGTTCATTTTAAAATGGGTTTATTAGACAAACTAAAAAAGAATACCACAATTAAAGAGAGTGCTATTCTTGAAAAATCAAAATTCTTTACAGAAAAAGATATGATTTCTACTGAAGTGCCAATGATTAACGTGGCACTATCAGGCAGACTAGATGGAGGCCTTGTACCAGGTCTTACAATGCTGGCAGGTCCATCTAAACACTTTAAAACAGCATTTGCTTTATTGATGGCTTCAGCATACATGAAAAAGTATGATGATGCTGTTGTTTTGTTTTATGATTCAGAATTTGGTACACCACAAAAATATTTTGAAACATTTGATATTGACATGGGTCGTGTTCTGCATACACCAATTACCGATATTGAAGAATTGAAACATGATATTATGAATCAGTTGCAAGGTTTGGAGAAATCTGATCGTGTAATTATTGTTATCGATTCAATTGGTAATTTGGCATCACGCAAAGAAGTTGAAGATTCACTTGAAGGCAAATCTGTTGCCGATATGACACGTGCAAAACAAATCAAATCTTTGTTCCGTATGATTACACCACATCTTACAATTAAAGATGTTCCAATGATTGTAGTAAATCACACATACAAAGAAATTGGTATGTTTCCGAAAGATATTGTTGGTGGTGGTACAGGTTCTTATTACTCTGCTGACACTATTTGGATTCTTGGTCGCCAACAAGAAAAAACTGGTGGTGATATTGTTGGTTATAACTTTATCATTAACGTAGAGAAGTCTCGTTATGTGCGTGAGAAATCTAAAATTCCTGTCACCGTCAACTTTGAGGGTGGTATCAACAAGTATTCTGGTCTATTAGAAATTGCTCAAGAAGGAAACTTTGTCAACAAGCCATCACCTGGTTGGTACTCAAAGGTCGACCAAGAAACTGGTGAAGTTATGAAAGATAGATTCCGTGAATCTGAGACTAACACTAAAGAATTTTGGAAAGACATTTTAAAGAATGAAAAATTTAAAGAATTCATTTCTAAGAAATATTCTATTGCCTATGGAAGTATTATGGGAGAAGATGTTTCCGAAGAAAAAGAAACTACCGAAGTATAGATTCCAACAATCACCGTGGGACGATGCAACGTGGGTTGAAATTACTGAAGGCAAATATTCTTCAGTAGTTTTTACCTACGGCACAGTCCGATTCTCTTGGGAATTAGATATTCCCAAATTGCAGTTCAGTTACGATATTTTACATTCAGGCGAATTTGATCTTGATCTATTGAAAAATGATCAAGATTTTGTTACAATGGTGGGAGATATTCTTACAGAAATAATTATAGAAAATGAATCGACTAGAACAGACAATCCTAAAGAACCTAATTTACAATGACGATTATGCAAGAAAAGTATTGCCTTTTCTAAAGGCAGAGTATTTTACCGACATTACCGAGAAAACGGTATTCAACGAAGTACAAGAATTCATCAACAAGTATAAAAACTTGCCAACGCATGAAGCCCTTGTAATCAATTTCACCGAAACAAAAACTCTAAGTGAAGAACAAGTACGTGATTCAATCGATCTTCTTAGAGACCTAGAACAAGCAAAAAAAGAAGATACAGAAAAACAATGGCTACTTGAACAGACTGAAAAGTTTTGCCAAGATAGAGCAATCTATAATGCCATCATGGAATCTGTTTCTATTCTTGATGATAAACATGGAAAGAAATCAAAAGGAGAAATACCAAGTTTGTTGAGTGAAGCACTTGGAGTTTCTTTTGATTCATCTATTGGTCACGATTATATGCAAGACATGGATCGCCGATATGATTTCTACCATAAACATGAAGCAAGAATTAAATTCGACCTTGACATGTTCAATAAGATTACAAAAGGTGGAATACCAATTAAAACATTGAATATTGCTCTTGCTGGTACAGGTGTTGGTAAATCTCTATTCATGTGTCATATGGCTGCATCTTGTTTATCACAAGGTCATAATGTTTTGTATATCACCTTAGAAATGGCCGAAGAAAAGATTGCTGAGCGTATCGATGCGAATCTTTTGAATATTGACATGCAAGAATTACATGTGATACCTAGATCCGACTATGAACGGAAGTTTGAGGTGTTGCGTAGTAAAACACAAGGCAAGTTGATTATCAAAGAATATCCAACTGCAAGTGCATCAGTCTTACACTTCAGAGCATTGATCAACGAATTGCAACTAAAGAAAAGTTTTAAACCAGATATTATCTTTGTTGACTATCTGAACATTTGTGCGTCATCAAGAATTAAACCTGGTGCAAGTGTAAACTCATATTCTTATATCAAGGCTATTGCAGAAGAATTACGTGGACTTGCTGTAGAGTTTGCAGTACCAGTTATGAGTGCAACACAGACAACAAGAAGTGGCTTTACAAATACAGATCCAGGTCTAGAAGATACATCAGAATCTTTTGGTCTACCTGCGACTGCTGATTTTATGTTTGCTTTGATTTCAACAGAAGAATTAGAACAATTAAACCAAATCATGGTCAAACAATTGAAGAATCGCTTTGGTGATCCCAATCACTTCAAGCGTTTTGTAGTTGGTATTGATAGAGCTAAGATGCGACTGTTCGATGCTGAACCTTCTGCCCAACAAGGTATCGTAGATGCTGGTCAGGATGATGAACCTATTAATACTTTTGGCAACCGTGAACGTAAGTTCAATTCTAAATTTGAAGGAATTAAAGTATGAAAGTAGTTCAATTCGAACCTAAAGTTGAAAAAGCATCTAAAAAAATGAAAGATGATTTACTTGAAGTATTAGATGTTTTAAGAAAAAAAATAGAAAACGATGAAGTTACAGAATATATTATTTCTTCCATGCATGTCGATGGTGAAGTGGAAGTATATGTTTGTGCAAAAGATTTTGTTGGTGCAATAGGACTTCTTGAATCAGGTAAATATAATCTATTTACACAATACGAATGAATAAAGAACAAGCACTACAATGTGCCAAAGTTTTTGAAGATTACTTCAAAGATTTTAGTCGCATTGATGAATACATGCGAGAGCAGAAACTCAATTCTCTAGCTGAATTGCCTTTTGCTTTGCCAGGTTGTGGACCAGAAGAAGATTTGTTTTCTGATTTTACTATGAACCCACAAGACATGGAGTTTGAAGTTGTTGAGATGGAATCTAGTCGCTGGCAACTGTACTTAGATATTATTTCATCACACAATAATCTTTCAAGTCCTGGTCGTAATCTGAAACTGGCTGTATTAGAAAAGAAAACTCAGAAGTGGGTTGGTTTTATTCGTATTGGATCTCCAACAATTATGATGAAACCACGTAATGAATTGCTTAATTGTGTCATTACAAATGAAACATCAACAACAAAATCCTTTAATCAGGCATCTGCTATGGGTTTTGTGATTGTGCCATCGCAACCTTTCGGTTTCAATTATCTTGGTGGAAAGTTACTTGCAGGTATCAGTTGTTCACATGAAGTTAAGAGTATGTTAGACAAGAAGTATGGTATGAATACTTGTTTGTTTGAAACTACTTCATTATATGGCAGTTCTAAATCTGTTTCACAATACGATGGCATGAAACCATATTCTTCCAATGATGCATGGCAAACCATATGAGGATCTGGTCAAGTATGTTGAAGAAATCAATGGTGGTCCTATTGTACCTGAAGATGCAAGTAGTCGTAAGTTGAAGATTACGAATACTATCATTGCTATGACAAAAGCATCATTAAAGTCACATGAGAGTGAATATGGTGCATTTATGAACACCATTGAGAAAGCCAAAAGTC